TCGTGGCGCGCGACACCATCGACGAGGTGGTGATGGCGCGCCGCGACAGCAAGCGCAGCGTGCAGGACCTCCTGCTCGAATACATGAAAGGTAAGAGATGACACAACTATGCGGAAGCTGCGGCCGCCGTGACGGCCAGCACGAGATGTGGTGCAAGGAAAACCGGGTGACGACCGTGGCCGACAAGATCAGGCCCGACGCCAGCGCCCTCGACATCCAGGTGGCCGGCGGCCACTACAAGGGCAAAAAGATTCAGCCGGTGGAGTACATCTCCGCCAACAAGCTGAACTTCCTCGAGGGTTGCATCGTCAAGCGCATCACGCGCTGGCGCGACAAACCGGCCGAGCACCGTTTCCAGGACCTCGAGAAGATCAAGCACGAGGTCGACCTCTTGATCGAGATGGAGAAGCGCCATGGATGAAGCCGACCGCGCCAGCCAAGAAGTCGATCGCGAGCTGGCCGAGGCCATCCGCAAGCGCCGCCCAGCCGGGCCTGCCCCGACGGGCCGCTGCCTGTACTGCGACGAGGTGGTCGACGACCAGCACCGCTGGTGCAGCGTCGACTGCCGCGAAGGCTGGGAAAAGGAGGCACGCCGTGGCCGGTGAAATGACGTTCATCGCCGAGCTGCCGGCCGGCTACGACGAGCGCACGCGCATGGCGCTGACCGACAGCAACCGGGTGATCGTGACGCACCCCGAGCACCCGCCCCTGCTGCTCGACAGCAGTGGCCAATGGCTTGATTTGAACAAGGCTCTGGTGCATCCTGCACCTCGTTCTAGCAACTGCTAGAACCCCCGGGAGCACGATGTCCCCCTAGTGCTCCGCTGCCTTTACAGTCTGCTAAAGGCAGAATATACATTATGCGTCTCGGGGCGGGGGTTGACGCTACAGCATCTGCTAAAGGAAACTGTCGCACATGCTTGAGATCAATGCCCGCCCGGGCCGCGACCTGCGTGCCCTGATCGAACGCATCGGCGAGCGCGCGGTGGCCCGCGAGCTCAACATCCACCCCAAAACCCTCTACCGCTGGAAGGTCGGCAAGACCCCGATCCCGGGGCGCCAGCACCTGGCGATCAAGATGCTGCTCGGGGACCTGCCCGGCACCGAGGGCCGCTGGACCGGCTGGCACTTTCACCAGGGCGAGCTCGTTAGTCCCGGCGGTGACCGCTACGAGCCCGGCCATGTGCTGTCCCTGGTGCTGCTGCGCCAGCAGCTCACGGCCCAGCGGCGCGAGATCGAGGAGCTGCGGGTGCACCTGGCGATCGCCCAGGAAGCGGTCGAGCGCCTGGCGCCGGCCGCCAACGACAGCCGCGCCTTCGGTTAAGTCTGGGTGCCGACGACGGTGCCGTCGGTGCTGGTGGTGGGCGCGCTGGTCTTGATGTAGAGCTTGCCCGAGGTGACCCACAGGTAGGCCCCGTTCAGCATGATGGGGTTCTCCCAGGTGCCACCGAAGTCGAGGTGCGCGCCATTCGGGACCTGCGCCAGGCACTTGCCCGAGGTGCTCCAGCCGAGGCGCAGGTTGCGCGCCGTGCCGTTCGCTTCCCAGATGCGCAAGGAGGAGCGCCCGGCCCCGCCCTGGCTCGCGGTGCCGTCGCCAAAGAGGTTCAGGTCCTGCTCGCCGTCGGTGGCGTGGTTCAGGTGGTTCAAGCGCTTCAAGCCGTCCAGGCGCTGCCGATCGGAGATCAGGTTGTCGCCCGCCGCGCCGGCCTCGACGGTCGGGGCGGTGGCGCTGTTGAACACGCCGGCCAGGCGGTTGGTGGTGGCGGTGGCCTTCAGGTAGTAGGCCTTGGCGCCGGTGCCGGGCTCGCTAGTCCAGCTGAAGTCGTTCAACGAACCGTCAATGCGGATGTCGATCGAGTTGGTGCCGGCATCGCCGCCGGCGCTCGCGGTCAAGGTGCCCGCCTGGCTGAACCACAGGTTGTCGCCGCGGTGCTCGTCGCTGTCCTCGACGTAGATGCCGTAGACGTAACGCTCGAACAGGCAGTCGGTGATGATCTGGGCGTTGGGTTGGTGCAGGCCGCTGCCCGCGTCGCCATTGAGCAGGTCGATGTGCGTGAAGCCGATGTCGAAGTGACAGCCGGCCACGCGGTTGAAGTAGTTCACGTAGCTCGTGGCGCCGGCCACGCTCTCCTGGCCGGTAAAGCGCAGGCTCACCTTGGTCGCGGTCTCGCGGTCGGCCTTGGCCGCCCCGCCGAAAATGTGCAGGCCGTCAAAGGTGTTGGCCATGGTCGAGGCGGCGCGGCAGCGCACCAGGATGCCGGCCGTGCCGTTCGTGTAATCGAGGCGCCCACCGCGGAACGCCGAGTCGCGCCAGCCGTCGATGACGATGGCAAAGCCCGCGCTGTCGTAGCCCGCCACCGAGCCCGTGACATACGACTTGAGGATGGTGGCCTTGGAGAGCACCAGGTCGACGCGCGCCGCGGTGCCGCCGCTGCCGGCGATCGTGAGCTGGGTGTTGAGCCTGAACGTGCCGGGCCCGAAAAACACCGAGCCGCCGGTCGCCTTGGCCTCGTTGATGGCCGCCTGGATCTGCGGGGTGTCGTCGGCGGTGCCGCCCAGGGGCGTCAGGCCGATCATGTTGCGGGGTACACGGGTGGTCATCAACTCCCTTTCGCGCCGCGCGTGGCGGCCTGGATCGCAGCGTTCTTGCCCCACTGGCGCAGGCCCGCATACGCGAGCGGCAGCGTCATCAAGAGGCCCAGGATCTCAACGCTGGGGCTGTCCTGGGTGAATACATAGCCAAGCGCCGCAAACAGCGACACCCAGCTCTGGCCCGGGCGCGTGCGGCGCACGAACGGATCTTCGACCGCATCGCCCGCGCGGATGGTGAGCTGGGTCTGCTCGTGCTCGGCTTGCTGGTCCTTGAGCTCGAGCTCGGTCATGGCGCGGATGTGCTCGCGGATGCTGGCCTCGTTCTGCAGGGCGAGCTCACGCAAGCGCACCACCGTGGCCGGGTCTTGCTGGAACTGGGCAAGCGCGGCCTCGGGCGTGGCGACACCCGTGGCTCCGCTCACCAGGGCGACGCCCGCGGCCACGGCGCCCGGCACGTTGCCGGTGAGCAGCGAGCCCACCAGCGCGGCGCCGGTGCCGGCGTTGGTTTTGAGCCACTCGCCTACGTCGTTCCATTTCATGTTTTTCAAGCCTCCATCAGGTCGGCAATGCGCCGCGCCCAGCCCCGGCCAAAGGCAGGCCAGTTGGCCAGCCCCGACATGAAGCGCAGGCGCTGCGACAGAAAACGGCGCACCAGCACATCAGGTTGGTGCTGCGCCACGGCGGCGAGCGTCTGCGGGCCGATCACGCCGTCGTCACGTACACCGACCGCGCGCTGCAGCCAGCGAGCCGCCTGGGTGACACCTGAGTTGACCGCGGCGTCGAACACCACGTAGCGCACGGCCGCGGGCAGTTGCTCGGCCTTAACGGCGTCCCAGTAGCGCTCGCGATAGATCCGTGCGGCCAGGGCGATCGGCAGGTCGCGCATGTCGCCCCGATAGCCCACCTCGCGCGCCACGGCCTCGGTGATGCCAAAGCGCGTGGCCCCACCCGGGTCATCCTTGTGATCGACGAAGCCACCCTCGTGCTTGAGCAGGACGTCGAAGGCCTGGTCGAAGTTCATTCGTAGAGCCCCATGCGACGGTTGTGCTCTTCCTGGCGGCGGCGGTCCTCTTTGTGCTTGTAGTACCAGTTGACGATGAAGCCGCCGATCGCGATCAGCACACCGACCAGGACCGCAAACTCATTGGATAGCAGCCACCCAAAGACACTGGCACTCGCCCCGCCGTAGGTGGCTTTGCTGCCGGCGGCGGCCATGGTGGCGTCGAAGGTGGTCTGCTGCTCTGGTGTCATGCTGCGCGCTTTCATACGAGTTGCCGTATGGTAGGGGCGCGCCTTGGTGACAAGGACACAGGCAAAGAAAAGCCCGCGCGAGGCGGGCTGGGGTTCAAGCCTTGCGCGAGAGGCTTACAGGCCGTCGCCTGGCGTGATGTAGATCGTCGTGTTGCTGGCGGCCAGGCCACTGAAGTACGTGTCGACGTCGAAGCTAAAGATCTCGACGGTGCCAGGCACCAGCGGGATGCCGGCGGCCGGTGTGCCCGACACGGCGGCGACGGCCGCTGCGGCTGCGGCTGCAGCACTGGCGCCAACGCCCAGGTGCACGGTCACGTTGCCGGCGTTGACGATGCGGTACTGGCCGGCAAAAGCTGCTTTGGCGGTCGAGCTGGCGCTGGCCTGCACGCCGGTGGGCGCGGTGGCGGCGGCGGTGATGGCAACCGTGTTGCCCAGGGGTTTGAATGCGGTTTCCATGTCACAGTCCTTTCGATACAGACATCTGAGTTTTCAACTCTTCAATTTGTGCTTGTTGCTCTTGGATTGCCTTAAAAGCAAGCGAAACCATGTTGGCATAGAACAAGGCATCGGGACTGCCGTCTTCAGCGTACTGAACAAACTCAGTCAGACCGGCCTCGTGGACTTGTTCAGCAACAAGGCCACCGATCACTTGGCCTGTATCTCTGTCGCTCTTGCCTTGGTATGTAACAGCGCGAAGTTTCAAAACATCAGCTAGTCCATGCGTTGCGTCCTGCACATTCTTTTTATACTTCAACGAGGATGTTGAACGCTGTAGCTCACCACTGGATGTCACAACCATGTTTGCAGCAGTCGCGACAGCATTATTCCAGGGTGAGGCAGGCCTTGTGCCCGTGTACATTAAGCCATCCCCACGGGCGCTGAAAAGTTCATTACCAGCGCCGTTCTCCACCATGAGAGCCGTTGATCCAGATGTGCTCGTTGCGCTTCTGATGTTGACGCGAGCAGTAGATGACGCGCCACCAAAAGTGGCCGTCCCAGTTACCTGCATGTCCACAAACTCACCGTTTGCGCCACCATCGACGCGCTGCCAGGCTGTTCCATTGAATGCGATCCAATCACCGACACCCCAAAGAGAGATGCCGTCAATTGCGGTTTCCCCAGCTACGCTGACGACATAGTAGTCGCCCTTTGTGCCTACACCAGAAGCCAGCGTAGGAGAGTTGGTGGAAGCATTCCATGTGCCTTTGTAGTTCAAGGCTCCGATTGCGTTTGCGATGGAGGAGACTGATTTAAGCATGATCAGCAGTCCTTTGCGTCAGCAAATTGATCTGTCGTTTTGAGATGTGCGTAAGCCTGCTTGATCGGGTTTTCGCCGTCTATGTCGTAAGGACAAATGTGGACAGTTTCAGTGAAAGCAGGATGCTTTGGAGACACATAACTGCGAACTTTGAATTGCAGACTGATCTTGTTAAGAACGACGCCTTCAACACGGTGGTATGCGTTTTCGACACTCAGCCCAAACGGTGTGTCGATTGTTTTTTCTAGCGCCATGTCGTTTCCTTTCAAATGACTGAATGTTACGAAGCAACGTTTGCCATTGCTTTCCAAGTGCCTGGAGTGCCTCCAGTAGTACACACCCAACCTGGAGTTCCACCGGCAGAAGGAGCGGTATTCCAGCATTTGTCGCCAACGGCAAAGGTGCCAGCGACTGGCGCAGTATTGTCATGCGCCACTTTTGCGCCGCCTTCGTTGCTGAAATGCACGGCTCCAGAAACCATGCCCTGCGATGCGCCAGCCAACGAGATGTTGTTGCTGACGATGTTTTCGCACAAATAATCTTGCGCAGAGTTGTTGTTGATGACGTTAAACAAGCCAGCAGTCTGCCGAAGGAACGTGTTGTTGGCGATGATGTTGCCTGTTGGAATCTTCAGCGATGGGGTGCCCGCTGGTTGCAACGTGACGTAAAAGCGTGGCGTAAACAAACCAATGCCGAACGAGTTTCCAGTGATGACGTTTCTGTCCGATTGATAGGTCAGATAGATAGCAGAGTCGGCGGCATTTGCCGTGGAGCCAATGCAGATGTTGTTGAATTGGTTGTGTGCAATCACGCTGTCCTGCACGCCATTGCCGATGATCGGAGCGTTGTAGATTTGGTCGAATGTGCAGTTGATGATCTTGACGTTTTTCACATCTTCAAGACCAGCGCCGCCAAAGCTACCCATCCGGATGGCGCGGTACATCCGCTCAAACTCGCAACCATCAATCACGACTGAACCAGCACAGCTTCGCAAGGAGTAACCCAAGCTGTCTGAATCGCTCTGTTGGTATCCGCTGAAATAACAGTTGCGGGCAGAAATCAAGAAGCGGTCGTTCGGAGAGGCAACGGTGTTGGGGTAGAACGTGTCCAGGCCGTAATACACCGTGTTGACAAACTCGCAGTTTTCCAAACTGTAGGTCATGCGCTCTTTGACTGGCGTCGAACCAACGTCGCCACAAATCAACGCGACACCGTTTTTGCAGTAGTCCGCAATACAGTTGGTCAGCTTGACGTTAATGCACGTCGAAATCCACCAGCCCCAGTTCCAAGAAGTTCCAGCAAGTTGATTGTTGTTAAGCGCCTTGCAGTTGACGAACTCAATGTTCTTCGGGACGATGATGTTCGCCGGGGCTGTGCCGCCACGGTAGTTCCACTCAAACGCAAAGCAGTCGACCCACTTGCCGCCGTTGACAGTGCAGTTTTCAATCAGCACATTTTCGCAGTCGCCATTGCCGCTGATGGCCGCAGCGTACTCGATGCTGTTGACTGTGGTGATGTTGCGAAGAACGATGTTTTTTACGGTCGTGGCGATGCTGTTAATGAAAATATCACCACCAGCATATGACGGGTCGGCAATCGTATAGACAGGGTTGTTGGCCGTGTTCTCAATCGTCAGGTTTTGAACGGTGACGTTTGATTCCCTG